ATGCGAAAGCACTAGCTAAGAAGGAGATATTAAAAAACAGAGGAATGAAATAAAAAAAAGAGCAGGTTAATCCTGCTCTCTCTTTAAGTTTGTAGTTGTCATGATCCCATGTTGGTAAGTGTATCGAAAATAGTATATGGACTTATGGCGCCACTTACAAGCTTATTTACACTGAGTCTTCCCACTATGCTCCCGTTAGCATCGACGATAAGCGGCGGCTTAGATGTAAATTCATTGAAGGGACTATATTGACTAAACTTACCACCATAGGTTCCAAATTCATTGTATATGCTTTTTGAACTAAATTTACTACCGTAAGTGCCAAATTCATTGGACACGCTTTCTGAGTCGAACTTATTTGTCGTAAGTTTTCCGAGGTAAGTATGATTGGAATCGTCTGCAATTAGTTTTAATGGACCATGTACGACTGTGTTATTAGTGCCTGGAACAGGTGAAGGTACTGGTAATGGAACTGGTTCAGGCACGATTGGTTTAGGCGCCACTGATATTGAGTTATCTGGAGACTCTTTAATCTCCTTCTTTTGGTTAGCGATAGCATCCTGGACCGCCTTATCCCCATTAACCTTAGCTACTCTTGCCTCTTCTGTGTTGGGAGTGACGGACAAATCGAACAAAGAACCGGTTGCTGGTACGGTATTTAAATCAGCCTCTGCCTTTATCTTAGCATCAGCAACTACCTTAGCGTAAGCGGCTGCCTTTGCCTGTTCTACTTTTTTTGACTCTACAACTGTAGCGGCCTTAACTGTTTGCCGATGCGCCTGATCTATTTCCCTAGCTTTAACCTCTGCCTTAGCTGAAGCGTTGCTCACAGCAAACCCAATGATTAATGATAGTACCGCTAATGTCCCGAATCCAATAAGTAACTTTTTAACAAGGCTCATTTTTCAACCCCCTGTTTTTTTAACACCATTATACAACTTTTAATCTCCCTTGTGGTGGTTATTTTTATGTTTTTCAGAACTATAGGCCGTGTAAGGTTTGTAATCCAAAATGAGAGGGGTGAAACGATGGAAAGCACACTTATGAATTCAATGGCAACGCAAGGACCCTGGGCATTACTTTTCTTATCCCTTTTTTGGTGGACGCTCAAGGAAAATAAGAATCGAGAAAACAAATATATCGAAGTTATATCGAAGTTGAGTGATGAAATAATAACAGAGATAAAGACTATCAAGGACCATATTTTAAAATAGGAGGATTTATATGCCAAGGATATATGTGTCACCATCAACTCAGGAGAAAAATGTCGGAGTATCCCCTTTCACGAATGAAGAAGCACAAATAAATAAGATAACTGATGCCCTTATTCCTCTCTTACTCAAAGATGGCCGGTTCACCATAAAGCGCAACACTCCAGACATGGATGTTTATCAGATAGCTAAAGATTCCAACGATTTCAAGGCAGATATTCATGTACCAATACATTCCAATGCCGGCAGGGGTGAAGGTACAGAAGTCTTTGCATACGGTCCTAATACTCACTCCGAGCGACTCGCCAAGGCTCTCTATGATCAGATCGCCCCTCTTAGCCCTGGTGCTGATCGGGGAGTAAAGTATAAGCCAGAATACGTTGAAGTTGGCGACATGGTGGGAGCTACGTCTGCCTTGATCGAGTTAGATTTCCACGATAATCAAGCAGGGGCGGCGTGGATAGCATCCAGCCATCAAGCAATTGCTAATGCGCTCTATAAAGGCATATGTAATTACTTTGAGTATGATTACCGCGGATTGACTGTTGTCGTGCCTGTAGCCCCTGTTCCTGTGGCTGTGGCATCCATTGATGTTGACATCTACTTATCCGTCAAAGTCCGTACAAGCAAAGCGGATGCCCTCGTTAAGCAGATAATCTCGATGGGGTATGCAACGAAGAAACTAGAATTAGCGTAAGAAAGGATTGATTTATTATGCAAAATCGTTTTCGCTCATGGGCCTTATGGCTCGCCGTAGCTGCTCTAATAGCCTTTGTTTCTAAAACTTATATCGGTTATGAAATCCCCGAGTTTGACCAATTAGTCAATCTCATCCTTGTGGTCTTGACCGGATTCGGAATTTTAAACAATCCAGTAGACAAGGATAATTTTTAGATCATTCTTCCCACATGGGAAATATGTTCGAACCCGCGACGTTTTGTCACAACTTAGCCCTCGCTTCGGTGGGGGCTTTTTTTATTTTACGGGCATACTATATATAAATCCTTAACATGCAATCTGAAAAATAATTCTTGCAATATACGCTGGGGACGAATACAATGGTGGCACAGAAGTAACTCAGTAGAGAGCCCTTTTAGCCTTGTATAATAAGGTACAAAAGAGGATAGGATACTAAATGGCAGTATTTGAAGGTTTTCATGGAACAACGCGCAACAGCGCGGATGAAATTTTAAAAACTGGGTACTTTAATTTTACCAATGGCGAAGAAGAATGGCTTGGAAAGGGAATCTACTTTTTTGATATCGATGTCAAGCAAGCTTGTTATTTTTGTGCGAAGGCTAGAAAATATACTGAATGGGCGGTATTGTCTTGTAATATTGTTACGGATAATTATATAGATTTAACTATGATTGATCATTACGAGGCGTTTAAGAAAACTGTGGCCAAACTTAAGAATAGATATCTGAAAAGATCAGATGGAACACCAAGAAAACTAATGAATTCAGTTTATGTAAATGCTATGTACGACATGACGCCATTTGATTTAATTAGAGCAGTATTCATTGTGCCACCAGGGTATGAAGTTGACAGAACGAACATTTACCCATCTGAACTTCAAATTTGTGTTAGAAATCGTAATTGCATTAAATCGGTTAGGGAGGTTATAAATCATGGATATACAAAAGTATAGTAAACAATTATGGGACATTATTGATAACCTAAGTGACGAGGATTTTGATGCAATGCTAATAAAAGCGGGATTAGAAAATTGTCCATTTGAAGATGAAGTTGTTATTGAACCGTGGGTTGCTAGCAAGTCAGTAGAGACTAACAGTGTTTATATGCAGGAAAATAAACTTTATAATGATGGCAAATATAGTTCTTCGAAGTATCGAAGTAACTCATTGCCGCTAGTAGCGTAAAAATGGACAAGCAGATAAAAAGTGTATTCATTTTCGAAAATTATATTGTGAATAAAATAGATTTCGATTTGAACTCAGATTTTAATTATTCTAAGTCAATTGATTTAGACTTTTCAATTGATATCAATATTGCTTTGGCCGAAAGTCCTTTAGCGGGAAAAGTAACATTAAATACACATGTTTTTAATAAAGCTCATCAAGAAGATTATCCATTTTCACTATTTGTTTCGTTAACTGGATCTTTTTCAGTAACAGATGAGTCGATGACAAAAGAACAATTTATTAAATTTTGTCAGTTAAATGGCGCAGCGGCTTTATTCCCATTTTTACGATCTATTATAGCGGATATTACTAAAGTGGCTAACTTTCCATCACTTATACTACCTTTGATCAACGTACATAACCTAATTGATAGTCAAAATAAGGAAAAAGCGTAATCAGAAATGGTTGCGTTTTTTTTGAATTTACAGGTGAAATTGCCGAAGGAACTAGCTGCTTCAGCTGAGGAAGAGACCGAACTATAATAAAGATGTTCCGTTAGGAGGCGAGAGCGATGTATGGTGATTAACAGAGTAAGAACCATTAATATGTACATTCTAGCTTTTGCATTACTCTTTATTCTACAGAAGTATACCTTTGGGTTGATTCCGGGATTTAGGGATATTGTTGTTTTTAGCAGATTTTATTTACACGAATTACTATTTATATTTACGTCAGTCCTGTTTATTATATTTTATGTTAGGACTGGTGGGGTATCCAGGGACAAGTGAATAACACGGGAATACAAGAGTCTGGAGCGTACGTGTAAATTGTATCCAGAGGAGGCGGTTTTTAATGTATAGTAGCAGCTTGGAATATTGGTACAGGAAGAAGTAACTTAGGATCATGTTTGAGTTGAGTGCTTGTAAACGGTTTTTGTATAAGACGTAAGAAACACTAAGACCCTGGCAATGCTGGGGGCTTTTTTATTTACATAATTAGTCGAATTATGGGATATTGTCGGAAAATTATCTGTCTAGTTGAGACTTTAGTCCTAATCCAAGCTTAAGTTTTGTGATAGAATAAGATCACAATCACAATTTTCAAACGAAGGAGGCCAGCGAGACAAAATGAACAAGGAAGTCCGCTCAACCCCAGCAAGAGTTGCGGACTTCCAACACGCAAAAAACACACTTCCGAAGAAGATATTATTGCACTTTGTGATTATACCAATTAATATCCTCTTCGGCAAGTGGCAAATTGAGGGAGGATGAAAATATGTTTAAAATTACATTAAGAACTGCTAGAGAATTGAGTGGGTATAGCATTAAGGAGATAGCGAGCCAGTGCAACCTTACAGAAGATTGTTACAGGGAGTACGAAAATGATTTCGGGAAAACTCCAGCAAGTATAGCATTTAGGATACATTCTTTATTCAAGATTTGTTTAGACACTATTTATATAGAAGATAAAAAATGAGAACCGGGGCCTTAATGCCTCGGTTCTTTTTTAATTAGCATGCGTGTAAAAATGTGTGTAATTCTATTTTCAAGTGGTGCGGACGGAGGGATTTGAACCCTCACAGCCTTTCAGCCACTAGAACCTGAATCTAGCGAAATGTCACGAGTGACCCCGCATTATAGCTACGTTCTGTATTCTACCAAAAAAACAGGGTTTAAATATATTTATGTTTAGTTTTGTGTAATGAATGAAACGTTTGTATATATTATAGTGCCCTCGGTGTGTAAAATGTGTGTATGGATTATCAATTACTCTCTGATTTTTTAATAAAAATACCTTCGATAATATTTGATGCTTGCTTATCCATGTCGGGCAGGATGTGTTGGTATATTTCCCTAGTGAGTTGGACTTGACTATGTCCCAGTCTCCCGGATGCCACTTTGTCTGTGACTCCATATTTCATCATAATTGATGCGTTGAAATGCCGTAGATCATGAAAACGTATATGGGGAATTGCGTGTATTGTTAGTAGTTTACTAAAATGCTTGCTATAAGCATCAGGCAGAAACTCTCCAAAAATTGTTTCCGGAACAACTTTAAGTGATGTCAGATAATTATTAATGGTATTCGTGACAAATTCAGGAACGGAGATCGTTCTTATACTTGTATCGCTCTTAGGTTTTTTGATGATCCATTTCTTTTTAAATCTTACCTTAGTTTGCACAATATTGATTCTAAAACTCTTAAAGTCAATATCAATAAAGCGTAACCCGAAAATCTCACCGCGCCTCAAGCCACATATCCCTGCAAGTAAGATCATTATTTCGTCAAACGTTCCCTTCGCCACATTAAGTAAGGCATAGAAGTTTTCTTCGCTACAGATAGCCGGTTTGTATTTCTTCTTCTTTGGACTTTTAACCCCTTGGCATGGGTTATATTTTATGGTCCGGTTTTTAATTGCGTCACCATACGCCCTATTAAGGAAAGAGTGTAATTTTCTTATGGTGTTTTTTGACAATCCCTTTTTAACCTTGCCGTTTTCAAGCTCAATGTCTTTCATTTTATCGTTGTAAAACTCTTGAATTTGCATAGGTCTTATGTCTTTGATTTTAAGTTTCCCTAGTGATGGGTTTATATGCACCGTGGCATACATTTCGTAAAGTTCTCCCGTGGTTTCCTCTAAATTTTCAGCGGCATAAACCTTTAACCATTCTTTGAGGTATTGTTCCATCGTGGCGTTGGATTCATTTAAGTAGAGATTATTATTAATCTCGTATTCAAGATTCGTTATTTGGATTTGGAGCTCTTTCTTCTGTTGACTTACTGTTTTAGAGAGATCGCCATAAAATGTCTGTTGCTTTCTAGATTCTCCTGGGTTTTTTGGGAGGTTGACAACTCCACGCCAATAACCGGCTTTGTCTTGGAATATACTGCCCATAACGATCTACTCCTTTTCTTCTGGAATCACATTAAGGAATTGCAGATATCGAATTGCTTCCCTTTTCTTATTTACCGTAAGTCCAGAAAATAAATCATTCAATTTTTCTGAGGTAATCACAGGGTGTTTTTCATTAGTAAATCCGAACAAGTAATCAAGGGAAACGTCATAATAATCCGCTAACTTTTTAAGGTTTCTAAGTCCAGGTTCGCTTGCACCTCTCTCGTATTTAGATAATAATGATTTCGTTGATCCAATAGATTGTGCTACTTCCTCTAACGTAGCATCCTTCTCTGACCGCAATTCCTTTAAGACTACACCGATCTTTTCCAATAATTCCATTTAGCACATCCCCACTTTCTAAATATATTATATATAATAAGTGTCATAAGTAAAGCATTTCCATGATATAAGTGTCATAAAACATAAAAATATTTGTTGACACACCGTGGATTTAAACATAAGATAGAGAGTGTCAAGGGTGACACGGAAAGGAAGTGATGTTATGGGAAACAAAGTAAAGAAAGTTCCTAATGCAAGCCTCAAAGGATTACGGGCTGAACATGGCTTATCAATGGCCGCTATGGCTAAGATAATCGGTATTTCGGAAACTTCTTATCTGGCAAAGGAAAACAATAAGAGGGATTGGAGGTCTTCTGAAATGTTTATTATGAAAAAATATTTTAAACGTTCAATGGATTACATTTTTTTTGGCCTAGAAGTGTCATGAATGACCCAAGCGTATGGACCTATTATGTTTCACTGGCGAGGCTTTATGAGTACGCCGGGATAAAGCGAGAATCAGCCTAGTTCGTGAAAACGTTAATAAGGGAAGGAGATGCCAAAGCAATGCACGCAGTAGACGAGTTAATCCAGTGGTCAAGGTGCGAACAAGACGGACTTAAAGCGCTTCGCATCCTCGGAGTATGTAGGAGGATGCATTTCCGCAAAAGAGTCTTTCATAATTTCCCGTTGAGAAGTTAAGGAAAAGACATTTGTGTTTATTCGGTGCTGGTCGCCGAAGTATTGAAAAGGAAATGAGGTAAAAGAATTGATTTACAGAATGAGCAAAAAGTTGTTTACAGAGTTGTCTAAAGCTCTGGAACACGACGGTCGTGATGCAAATGATAAAGAGGTCGCGGCGTACATGAATCAAACTTTTGGAC